TTACTTTATTAGGAAAAATGCTTATTAAATCTTGAGCAATAACTCCAACACCTGATCCTCCCTGTTTGAAATCAAATTTTTTCAATGATAATTTATTTATTTTATCTAAAACATTATCCATATCTAAAATATTTTTTTTAATTCTTCGATCTGAACCACTAAATAATTCAACTCCATTAGTTGAACCATCTCTTCTAATACCGCCATTTGCTGTATTACCCGAACCAACTTTAAATAATATAAAATCTTGTTGACTAGAACTGTTTGAACTTGTTACACCTAAAGCACCACCAGAACTGCTATTTCTAACTTCTAATCCGTTGTCACTATTCGAGGAACTCGTTGTGCCAATAAGCACTGTTCCAGACGTATTTATACGCATACGTTCTGTATCATTAGTTCCAAAAATTAAAGCATGGTTAGTTATAGTAAACAATCTACCAACTGGGCCTGATCCAGTTCCTATTAGCATATTTGCAGTGGAATCACTTACTCTTATTCCTCCACCATTAGAACCCCTAACTGCTAAAACATCATCAGGACTTGTTGTACCTATTCCCAGACGGCCATTACTGTCAACAGTTGCTCTCGTAGTCCCACCTGTATTTATATTAACAGTATCAGATGCAAAATTTATTCCTGTATTACTATCTGTTCCTGTTAGTGCTGGTGCTGAAGCTGATCCGTCAACTCCAGAAATACCAGTAGTGCCGTCAATATTTAAAGCCATAATTAAAGAATAACAAGTAAACTGCCAGATGGCACGGTCACAGTGACACCACTATTTATAACAGGACTTACTGTGTGTGCATTTTTTCCTGATGTAATTGTATAATCTGTTGTTACATTAGTATCCGATTCAAAAAATACTTCATCACTACCTCCTCCCGTAGCTCCAGCACCGCCTCCCACAGCAGTAAATTCAGATCCGTTATATATTTCAGCAGAAGTAGTCGTACTGTTAAATCTAAAGTCTCCTGTCGATGGCGAACCAGGTCTTTGTGCGGTAGTCCCAACAGGTATCTGTAAAGCTGTTGTGTAATTATGTATTACATCTCCAGTAAATGTTGATCCAGAAAGTTTAGCTAAACCTAAATTTGCCTGTGTTACATCTCCAATCTCAATGTATCCATTATTAGCTGCATTTCTTAGCTTAAGAAGATTAGATGTTGTATTAACTGATAACTGAAACGCAACCTGTGTACCACTAGGATCTGCTGATCCACTATTTAAACTTTGTATTGCAGCAAAGACATTATTGAGGTCGGTACGAACGGCACTTCCCGTTCCATTATCTATCGTATAGTCTGTGACTTGTGCCATTTAAAAAGCTACCTTGTGCATATTCTACCCTCCTTTACCAAATCCGACAGCCTGATAGGTGAAATTTCTATCAATCGAAGCATTTGATGAATTTTTGAAGTGAACAGTAAAGCCCGTTCCAGATACACTAGACACTTCAAAATAATCCCCTGATGCCATATTCTGAGCATTGATACCAACAGAGGGTAAATTAGTATTTGCTCCAAGCAAAGAAGAAGTACCAACAAAAAATGGATTGGTAAACGTAACAGCCTTTGCTCCTGCTCCGCTTGCAATAACATTACCTTGTTCTGTTCTTCTCTGTAAAGATGCTGTATAGCCTAACTGCGAAACTCTAATATCCTGTGCAGTATCTTTACTTGTAAGTTTTGCTCTGAATTGAAATCCTCTACCTTTGTAAGTTCCGTTAGCAAAAGTCTGAAAAGCAGTATATGTAGGAGATCCAGATGGGTCATCTTGCGTAACTCTGACTAACATTTCAGCGTTAACTTCTGTAGCTGTAAGTCCATCAAAGTCTGTAATATCATCAATCAAACCTCTTGAATCAAATAAATCTGATGGATAGAAACCTTCTGTCAAAAAATGACGTTTAAGATCAAGACTAAATACACCACCTAAATCTAAAGTATCTCCACCAGCAGTTCCTCCAAAATCATAAGTACCAGAACTTGCAATACCACCAAAGTCATCTAAAGAGCCAACTGTATCAAAATCAGTGATGGCATCAAATAAACCTGTACCAGATAAATTTAAACTGTTTGTTACAGCATCAAATTCAACATTAACCTTCGTTCCTTGAAACTTAGGATTATCTGTATCTTCTCTTCTCGTCTGTGTGATTAAAGGTGCTTGATTATCTGGGAGATCAATAATTACACTTGTCTCTCCTGCACAAAATCTACCGCCATCATCTTGAAATTTTAAAATGTACTCACCCTCAAGATATGGAACTTCTGCAGATGTGGTAGCACCACTTAAAGCTTGAATTAAGTCAGTACTATTAGTAAATGTACCATTACCATTGGTTAAAGGAGAATGTCTGACATATACCCTACCTCCATGAGTAACATCTAAATCTGTAGACCGATTCCAACGTAATCGTACTAATTTTTCATTTATTGGTTCGGCAGTCAGTCCAGTAACATTTGATGGCAATGCAGTTTTACCAACAGCATTGAAAGTTAGATCAGCAGAAGTCGCACTTGTCTGCAATGCAGCGTTATAACTGAATACCTGAAACTCATACGTTCCAATATCAGTATTAAATATCTCAAAGTCAGGAGAAGATACTGTTGTAGAAACAAAGTTACCATTATTGAATCTATAGTTAACCTGATACTGTGTAACACCTACAATAGGTTGCCAACTAAGAATTAACTTAGACACTGCCTGATTATTTATTTCAACAAGTTTTTCTTCTGCCTGTAAAGCCGCAGGAGGATCTTTTGGTAAATTTAGTACCGATACTGTTCTTGTTGGTAAGGTCGCACCATCTTCGATAAATGCGTACTTTTCATTTACATAAGATAAAGCTGTAATTGCATAATTTATTCCATCAGATTCTTCTACTGTTATTACTCTAAACTTTTGAGCTTGAACTGTATCATCTTGCAATAGCCAAACTGTATTAGCATTTGGAGTCTGAGAAAAAGCAGAAGATACTGTTATAACTGCACCTGAGACACTTGATACTGACCTACTTTCAACAGTTCCATCAGGTAATATGACACTCAATGTTGGATTATTTGTTGTTGGCAAGTCAGTTGCAGCAGAATCATCTACTGTTATCTCTGTAGTTGTAGCTGAACTTACTCTTCCACCTCTTCTAAGGCCAGAACGTACAGGATCAGCTATTTCAATAACAGCACCAGGTCTGACGACAACACCAGAATCTATAGAAGTTGCAAATGAAACTACTTCACTTTCATTTTGTTCAGCAAATAAAATAGCCTTTGCTAACCTCCTAGCCTGACCTCTTGATGTACACGCAAATCCTTTTACTTGCTTAATAATTACTCCTAGTTTGGCTATCGAAGCGGTATCTTCGTAAACTTCATAATCTATCTCTCTACTATCCATATTGAAATAAGAAACAGAAATGACAGTATTTCTTGTTTTTAATCCACTTCCCGAATAGCTGAATCCTTCTTCAGTTACATTAGCTAAATTAAATAAATAGCTTGCATCTTTTGGACTATCCTGTGCAAGAAGAATACTACCAGCAGACCATATCGGCATACATCTCATAACACCAGCGAGTTCATTTATTAAATCAAATGCTTCACTTGATGATTGAATATTTACGTTGCAACTGAATCTAGCTTCTTGTCCTCCAAATCCATCATCAACAAGAGTATTTGCAAATTTACTAGCAGTAACAAAAGAAAACAGATCAAGAGAACTATCAGTTATATGATTACCAAATCCATATCTAGTATCTGTAAGAAGATCAAGTAACACCATCGCAGGGCATGAGCACCATTGAGCAGCACCCATAACTCCATTAAAAATGTATCCAGTTGGGTACACTATCCTGCCCGTTGCACTGTCCACGCTCGGAGTACCAGAGCTATTTGCACCAGCACCAGGGATTCTTACCTTTATTCCTCTGATACGATATTTTCTGCTAGGTATTGATTGAAACTGCATAGAGTCCAATCGAACAGAAGCGTAAGCACTATTAGCATAAGTATTGGAATCATCAATGATTTCACCAAAACTTGTCCATTGAAATGTGTCTTGTAAACTTGAATCTGTGCTATCGGCTGTAACTCTGCTAACTCTTATATCAACAGGAAAAGCACCTGTAAGATTTATTCTGTAATCTCTTTGATAAGCGTCAGCAGTTCTTCCTGTAATCGTGTCAGAGATAATATCAGTAAAACCACCAGAATTATATTGAACAGCTATTTTTAATGAAATAGAAGAACCTAATAAATCTCCATTATCAGTAGCTTTTTGTAGTTGAGGCACAGTAATTGTTACATTAACAGCATCAACATTAGAATTTGTTATCTGTCTTGTAACAGGAGAAGATTGAGTTACAACTACTCCTACTGCTGTAACAGAAGAACTACTTTCAATACCTTCAACTTTTGTTTGACCTGACGTTCCAAATCTAGGGTTAAAAGTTACATCTTGGAAATTAAAGTCAGTTGTAACTGGATCAGTTGAATCAGCAGATGCTTTCAAAACAGGAGTATCGTTTAAAAATACATCTTTTAAAGCGGCATTATTGTAAGCAGTTGTTCCCTGCGTTCTACCTTCCTTTGAAGCAGTAGCAAAACCTTCTATCTCTCCTTCAGAAATAAGATCAAGAAAAGTAGCAAACTGTCTACTATGTAACGTATCAGGAGTTCTTGTCGGTTGAGGTGGAGTAGGAGGAGAAGGTGATCCAGAACCTCTAATAATTTTAGGATTTGTCATGCCTGTACCTGTTGAGTATCAATAGCACCACTTATAACAACTGATCCTGTAATTATTTCGCCATAAACTATTGGAACGGGAGTACCTGCTCTTGATGTATTCTGCGTACCAGAAAAACTAAATGATAACTGTGGATCTTGTTCTGACTTAAATTCTTTTGGTTTAGGTAGAGGAAATAACATTTCACTTACACCCATTATTGTCAAACCTATTCCAAGATTCATTGCAAATTTTCCTGCAAAAGTAGCCATTTTCCCTCCAAATTTTAATCCAGCGTCAGACATAAGAGCAGAAAAACCTCCACCAGCCATAATTGTTCCACCTATAAGCACAGCACCTAATAGTATTTTTCCAAGACCACCTCTACCAGCACCAGCTATTACAGGAACAATATGTATATCTGCCTGTCCTATTGGATGATGTATTTCTTCTTGATCTACTGCATAATTACCAACTTTTACTTGGTAATATTTAGGATTCATATATTTTTCTACTTGGGGAAAATTATTAATAAGAAAACTAACTGCTTTTGTAAGACTATCTACCTGTATTTCAAACTCTTTGTGACCTACAAATTCTGCAAGCTCACCATATAATTTTAATTTACGCAACATAACGATACCTACCTCCTGTGCATTTTAACAACCATTGAGAATAAGGCTCTCTACAAGATAGTCTATCGGTTAAATGATGTAAAACATCCCCATCTAAGAAAATAGCTACATGATTTAAACCAGGAGATCCAATAGACATCAGTAACGCATCGCCATTCATTGTTTTTTCATCTGGTCTAAGTTCTCTAAAACCAGTTCTCCAAGCACAAGTTTCAAATAATGGATTTAGTACAAATTCTTCTGGAGTCGTAGGTCTATCCCAATCTTTTAGTTCAATACCTTTCTCTTCTTTATACCAATCTTTCACTAAAGACCAGCAATCAGTAACACCCCAAACCCAAGGTCTACCCAATAAAGGTGGTTTGTATCCACAAGGCTCACAATATCCCCATTGTTCTGTTTTTGGATTAACAATATGCCAAGGAAGATTACTTTGTTCACAACTAATTTTATCTGCCTGACTAGGTGTAGGTGGTGTTACAGGATGACTATGAACAACGGCTGTTATTTCTCCTGTATTATCTGCCTTTACATAATCTTCTGGATCAATAATAAAACATTGATGATCTGTCATTGATAAATTACGACAAGGATAATATCTTTCTTTTCCTCGAATATTCAATAATAGACCACAAGACTCTTTAGGATCTTGGTCTTTCGCATGAACAAGTGCTTCTTCTTTCCAATTCATGCTATGAACGTACCAATCGAAGGAAACTCTGTTCTAGT